GACATTCGCAATCACGCCATCGCAGCACGCCGAGGCAATGCCGAGGAAGAAGCGTGGTGGAACGAAGGCCCAAAGCCGGGAGCAGCCAAATGAGAGCCGCAGGAGAGCGCGCGTTCACCGCACCATACCAGCCGCATTCTGCGACCTCGAAAGAGGCGTCGGCCAAGATTGCCCCGAAGCTGGGCGACCTCCATCGCAAGGTCTGGGCGCACCTGAACGCATCGGGCGGCTGCACGGACGAACAGGGAATAGCCGGGACCGGCCTTGCCGCCAGCACCTACCGCCCAAGACGGATCGAGCTGGTTGCCGCCGGGTTCGTTGAAGACAGCGGACATACGGCGCGGACCAAAGCCGACCGGCCAGCAACGGTTTGGCGGGTGACGAAAACGCCGCGGGGTGCGGCATGACCGGCGGCCGGGCTTCACGTCAGAAGGGCGATCGGTTTGAACGATCCATCGTCCATCTGTTTCAGGAGTACGGGATCAGCAGCGAGCGTATCCCCCTCAGCGGCTCTGCCGGCGGGAAATTCATCGGCGACGTATCGGTCGCCATTCTCGGCAACGACCGGACGATAGAAGCGAAGGTCCGCAAGACCGGCTTCGCCCAGGTCTATCGCTGGCTGGCGTCGCACTACGCGGTCGCGATCCGCGCCGATCGCGCCGAGCCGCTTGTCTGCCTCCGTCTGCGGGATTTCGCCGAGTTGGCTATAGCTGCCGACAGAAAGCGGGTGGGGCAATGAGCGGCAGTCTGGGCCTGACACCCGTGCAGGCGAAGGCGCTGGCCTTCATCCGCACCTACAACGAGGGGCACCCGCACTCGCCCAGCTTTGACGAGATCAAGGACGCGCTGGGGCTGGCGAGCAAGTCCGGCGTCCATCGCATCGTCCACGCGCTCGCACAGCGCGGGCACATCACGCGCCAGCGTAATCGGGCGCGGACCATCGCTGTCGGCCCGAACTACCGCGCCTTGCTGCAAACGCTCGCGGAACTGGTCGCAACGCAGCAGTTCGCCAGCGCGGGCATTTTCGCCAATGAGATCGTCGCTCACTTTAGGGGGCAACAATGAGTGCAGATGGCGCACCACGTCCGGGGCTTCGCGAGCGCGTCCTTGACGGCTGGGCAAGTGGGCGGACCGCGTTTGCGATGTCCGTCGAAGAAGACGCTTCGCTGGACTTTGTTCGGGCCGTGATCAAGCGGGCACGCAAGTCCGGCGATCCTCGTGCCGCATACCATCCGCACGGAAGCAGAACGGTCTGGACCGAGGAGAAGCTAACCCTTCTCCGCACCCTGTGGGCTGCCGGAATGACGTGCTCAGCGATTGCCGCGGCTGTTGGGGGCATCACAAAGAACTCGGTGATCGGCAAGGCGCACAGGCTGGAGTTGCCGCCACGCCAATCACCACGGCGCGGGATTGTTTTCCATCGGCAGCCAGCACGGGAACGTGCCCGGCCACATTCTCTCCCCGTTTCCCCCAGGCTTCCGGCTATGGTGCCAAAATCTGCTGTATTTAAAATCGACGCTCCGTACCGCAATGAGGTGCCCGCGGTGTCTCCGGAGTGCAATCCAGTGTCGATACTTGGTCGCACCGAGCTTCAGTGCAGCTACATCACGGGGGACAATCTCGGGCCCGATACTCTGATGTGCGGTGCGCCGGTCCAGCGGCACTCGCTGTGCGCCTTCCACGTCGCGCTCTGCTGGCAGCCCCGTCCCAAGAAGGCGTCGAACCCAAACGGAACGACGCGGCGCTCGTCCCTGATCCATTTCATCGGCGAGGCGCCCTTTGGCTGACATTCTCGCCATCAGCCGCCCGGCGCCCGCCGCTGCCACCTTTGACGAGTTCTGGCGCGTCTATCCGCGCCGTGTCGGCAAGCCTCTCGCTCGCGCTAAGTGGGAGGCCATCACCAACGGCGGCCTACGCACGCGCACGCTGGACCGCGACAGCGGGCAATTCGTGGACATCGAGTTGAGCGCGACGCCGGAGGAGTTGGTTGCCGGGGCTCGCCGCTACCGCGATGCCCAGGTCGATAAGACAACCTTCAAGCTGAAGGACAACGGCAAATTCATCCTGCATCCGGCGACCTTTCTAAATCAGGGTCGCTGGGAGGACGAGTCATGAACGCGACGGCTCTCGGTCTGGGAGTTGTCGGCTGGTGTTTCCCAACGCCCCTGATGGGTACAGGCGACGCCAGAAATGAGAACCCCGCCAGCTTGGCCAGCGGGCGGGGCGCTCAAACGGATGCGGCACTGATGACGCCAAATTCGTTACAGGACCGAAACGAAAAATGCAAGGCCCATCAGCGGGGCGAACTTTCCGAAATCGACCGAAATTTTTCGGCCCTTTCGGTTTCCGAGCCCCCGAAGGATTTGGTGTCGATCTGAGGGATAGCCAGGACGTTACAACCCCCGATTCAGTCTGGCGCTCGCGGCCACGAAGGCGAGGGGAGGGTAGTCTGGTCCACTTACGGACAGTCCTGGGTAACTCGCTGTGGAATGGCACCCCCTATGATCTCTCGGCGAGCCGCAAGCCGGGAGGGAGGGTAACGGAAAGGGAAGCTATGGCCGGAGGTTCAATGTCAGTAGCCAGACGCAAGCGTTGGTCAGACGAAACCAGGGTGAGACAGGCGACGAAGGAGGCGGCGTGAGCAATCCCAACCAGAAACCATCCCCACGTAAATCAAGGGCAAGGACAGCAAAGGATTGGCGGATCACGGTGCGTGTCAGGACCGTGGAGCCCATGACGCGGGCTCAGGTGCGCTTCGCCATGCAGTCGGTCGCTGACTATCCCGGAACGCTGATGCTCGCCGAGGACGGCTTCAGGTCCATCCGCGTCATCAACGCAGACGAAGCGTAGAGCCCGCCTAACTTTGCCCCGAAACAGAAAGCGAGAGCCGATGAACCTACAGGTCAGCCATGCTGATCCCATGCTGGTCGCTGATGTCGTGGAAAACCCCGAGTACGTCGTCGGGTACGGCAACGACCGCCACATCAAGGCCACGCGCACGCTCCGGAACGATCCGATTGCGGACATGTACGCGAAGCACAAGATCGACGCCGCGCAATACAAGGCCGCGCGTGAGTGGCAGCGGGACGCGGAGATGGCTGGCCCGCGAACAAAGTCGAGCGGGCACATCCAGGAGCCAGTTGATGGCGGTGGCCACCGGATCACGGAGCCTTCGGAGCGTCTGGAGGACTGGAAGCTGCCGGAGAACATGAAGCGGCAGATCGAGGCGCAGAAGCGGCTGATCCAGTACGCGACGGTACTAGGCCCCCGGCAGCATCAGTTGCTTGTCCTTGTCCTCGACAGGGGCTTGTCGGCATGGGGAGCAACGGCGGCGATGTTCCCCGGAGACTTCGGGAGCGAGCGCAAGCGGTTCGTTGCGACTTGGCTCAAGGAGATTTTGTCGATCCTCGCGCGGGAAATGAGGCTGGCGTGATTTGGAGGCGTGGCTTCAAAGGGAGCTGAGCGACTGGCAGAGCGCGGCGACGTAAGCAATCAGGAGGCTCGGACGCACATCGGGTTCGCTCGCGCCATTCTGGACGCCAAGAAGGTCGAGATCGCCGCGGCGCACCTTAACTTGCCGAGTATCCCGGCGGTGACGCTTGGCTCGGGCAAGGCCAACGGCAGCGGCCGTCGATTGACCGCCCAGTGACCCTTGACAACTGCCAGTTAGACGATAAATTCCAGTCAGTCTGACAATCCATGCTCTGAGCGCCGCCGAAGCCCCACACCCCCTCGGCGGCGTTTCGTTGAATAGGGGACCGCGCCACATCAGGCCCTGATAAGGCTGGCGTCAACTACAGGCTGCCGCGGTGACAGCCGGGAAAGTCCGGCAACCCATGTTCTCCTTCCACAGATACCCGCAACTGGCTCTAGCGATAATGGCTGTCATGGCCGTGGCCGGCATTGGCGGGCGTCTCCTCCAGCTCTGGTGATCGGCGATGAGTACCATTCCGAGCCGGGCGGCCGACATGGCGATTGGCTACGCTCTGCTGCACGGCTGGATTGACCGCGAGGAAGCGTCGCGCCGGGTGAAGCAGAACAACGACGCGATCCAGAGGTTTTGGGCGGTGGCCGAACTCTACCGCTCTCATAAGCGTGCCAAGCGGTGATCCGCATGGCGAAGCCTTGGCGAGAGGCCGAGTGGGAGCGGATTAGCCGGTTGGCTGGGCTTACGCCCGAAGGCGGCATTGCGCCTCCCGAGCCCTGTGTCGGCATTGACCGCGCGCCCAACCCGCTCTGGCGCAACCAAGCCTACGACTCTCAGGTTGTGGCTATCGCGGATGAGGACGTAGAGCCTGGCGACATCATGGAGATCAGCAATGGTCACATGCGTCGTGCGAGGACACCCTAACAGGTCAAACACTTAGCACCTGACGACAAGATGGCGTGGCAAAAAGGTCAATCCGGCAATCTCGCAGGCGGCAAGCGCCCGAAGATTGTCACCCAGCAGGTCATCGCTGCGCTGAATGAAGCCATCACAAAGGGCGGGCCGAACAAGCTCCGCCTGTTGGTGGAGAAGCTGATCGAGATGGCTGCCGGCGGGGACATGGCCGCAATGCGCGAGGTGTTCGACCGCGCCGAAGGTAAGCCTATCCAGGAGTCGAGCGTCACCATTGACGACAAGCGGGACATCCCTGAGTTTAGCGATCAGGAGCTGATGGAGATGCTCCGGGACAAGGAAGCCCACGCCAAGGGCAACGGGGCCGTTCATTGATTACGGACAACGCAATACCTGAGCCGAATAGTGGCTGCTGGTTGTGGCTTGGCCATGTTGACTTGCGGGGCTACGGCAAGCGCACCAAGAGCGGACGAACGGAGTTCGTTCATCGCGTCTCCTACGAGGAGCATGTTGGGCCAATTCCCAGCGGATTGGTGCTCGATCACCTTTGCCGGACGCCGTGCTGCGTGAATCCGGCTCATCTGGAGCCAGTGACGCAGGCGGTGAACTGCCAGCGCGGCAACGTCGGTCAGAACAACGCCGTAAAGACGCATTGCCCGCGCGGCCATGAGTTCAACGCCCCCAACACCTTAATCAGTACGGATGGCAAGAGGCGATGCAGGGAGTGCATGAGGGCGAGGGATCGCCTTCGTCGTTCGCTAAGGCGGACATAGCCGCCGAGCTTCTGAGGCGGCGAGCGGCGCGAACTGGCCTGATAGGCTTTACCGAATACACGTTCGACCGCTACCGCACCGCACGCCACCATCGCATTGTCGCCGAACAGCTAGAGCGGGTTGATCGGGGCGAAGTCGATCGGCTGATGCTGCTGATGCCGCCAAGGCACGGCAAATCCGAACTGGCCTCGCGCCGCTTCCCGGCGTTCTATCTCGGCAGGCATCCCGAAAAGCAGATTGCGTCCGTCTCGGCGTCGGCTGAACTGGCCTATGACTTCGGCCGCGAAGTCCGCAACCTGATCCAGAGCGATGAATACCGCGCGCTGTTCGACATGCGGCTGGCCGAGGACAGCCAGGCCAAGAACAAGTGGCACACCGACCAAGGCGGGATTTACTACGCCCTAGGCGTTGGTGGTCAGTTCATGGGTCGCGGCGCTGATGCGCTGCTGATCGATGATCCGTTTTCCAATATGGCGGAGGCGCTGAGCGAGGTCGCTCGCAAGAACGTCTGGGACTGGTTCACAGGCACCGCTTACAACCGCCTTCAGCCTGGTGGCGCGATTGTCGTCATCAACCACCGAATGCACGAGGATGACCTGTCGGGCCGTTTGTTGGCCCAGCAGGCGGCAGGCGGCGACCGCTGGCATGTGGTGGAGTTGCCGGCGATCAACGAGGCTGGCGAGGCCCTGTGGCCCGACGCCTACCCGATCGCCTCTCTGGAGCGCATTCGCAAAAACACGTTCCCGCGGTTTTGGTCTGCGCTTTATCAGCAGAAGCCCTCTCCGGAGGAGGGGAACTTCTTCAAGGCGGAATGGCTCCGCACTTACACGAAATTACCGCCGCTCTCCGAGATGAGGACTTACGGCGGGTCTGACTACGCTGTTACCGAAGACGATGGTGATTGGACCGTTCACGCGGTTGTCGGTCTCGACGCCGATAATCGCATGTATCTGCTGGACCTGTGGCGCGAGCAGGCCGCGTCGGATGCCTGGGTCGAGTCGTTCTGCGATCTGGTGCTGCGCTGGAGGCCGCTAGCGTGGGCCGAGGAGACCGGCCAGATACGTGCTGGTGTTGGACCGTTCCTGACGCGGAGAATGCGTGAGCGGCACGCCTACGTTGTCCGCGAACTGTTCCCGACGCGGGGCGACAAAGCGGTAAGGGCGCAATCCATTCGTGGGCGAGTGGCGATGGACGGGTTGTATCTGCCGGCCGACGCGCCTTGGCTTGCCGAGTTTCGCCACGAACTGCTGACGTTTCCCGCGTCAAAGACAAAAGACCAAGTGGACGCGATTGGGCTCGTTGGGCAGCTCTTGGACCGCATGATCGCGGGCAAGCGGCCGGAGGCTGAGAAGCCGCCGAGCAAGGGCTTGGCCGACGTGACGTTGAACCAGTTGTGGAAGCACCGGGAAACCGAACGGCAGCAATGGTGAGGCGGATCGATCTTTTCTGCGGCGAGGTCTTTCTGGAAGCGCCGGAAGACATCTTGCAGCGGCTCCGCCTGAAGCGCGGGCCGAATGACGAGGTGATCTACCGCGTGGCAGAGAATGCGCCGAACGACGTTCTGACGAGTTGTCCGAAGACTGGCGCTCTCTGCCAGTGTGCGCCGTATCGTCTAGCGTGCGAGCAGGCTAGCTCAGTTGAGGCCGACATCGGATGGTGAACAACCCGATCATCGTTTCCGCCTCGTGGATGCGTGCCTACGCGGAGGCTGTTGCTAAGCTGAAGGACGGCTGGGCGCTGATGTGGACTGCTGAGCGTAAGGTACGCAAACCGTACTACGGGCGGTACTTGGGCTAGTGGCGGTTCAGCCAGTCAAGCGCGCTCCCGACGCGCGTGCCCCAAGGATCGGGGAGCAGCACCCCGAACCCGCCGACCACAATCAAGGCTACAGCCATCGCCCAGACGGCGACGAGGCTGCCGATGATGAATCCTTCCATCGTGTGTGCTCCCCTAACTGAACTGCCAGACCTGTGGCTCGGCGGTGCGCTGGTCGTCCACCCAAACGTCATACGCCGCGTCATGTGCATCCTTGATGGCATCGCGCCGCGCTTCGATGGCCCGGATCACCGCCGCATGTTCGGGGTAAGCGGTAGCAAGCTGATCGAGCAGAACGCCGGAGCATGTGCCGCACCAACCGTCTGCTGTCAGCATGATCTTCGCTACTTTTGCGGCGTCGTCCGGGCTCATTCTGCCTCGCTCCATTCACGGCCATCGGAAGCATAGACAATCGCGATGACCGAAACCACTGCCGCAGTTGAAACCAAGGAGGACTTCGGCGCCCCGCCAGAGGCAACTCCTGGGTACTGGTTGGCCGAAATCAAAGCCTACGAGAAGACCTTCGACAACTGGTCGAAGCGCGGCGACGCCATCTCCAAGCGTTACCGCAACGAATCCGAGGCCGACACCGGCACAACCGAGGCCAACCCCAATCGTTTCCAGATCCTCTGGTCCAACGTCCAGACGATCATGCCGGCGCTCTATTCACGCCTGCCCCAGCCCGACATCACCCGCACCCACAAGGACCGCGATCAGGTAGCGCGGGCCTCTGCCGAGATTCTGGAGCGCGCTGTTCGCGGCGAGGCTCACGATCGCGGCTTTGACGGGGCAATGCGGGGTGCGGTGCTCGACTATCTGCTGACCGCTCGCGGCCAGGCGCGGGTGCGCTACGTCCCGACCTACGGCAAGGAAACCCGCGACAAGATATTCCTTCAGGCTGTGCCGAACGAGGAAGACGGCACTGTCGCCTACACCAAGGAAGACGGCACGCCGGTTGAGGACGAGCCAAAGTTCGAGGACGGCAAGCCGTACATCGAGGATGGCGAGCTGTACCGTCCTGTCGTCAGCGAGTGCGTCGAGTTCAGCCATACCTCATGGCGCAACTTCGGCCACACCCCGGCGCCGACGTGGGCCAAGGTCCGCGCGGTCTGGTTCGAGGAGATGATGACCCGCGACCAGCTCATCGAGCGGTTCGGGCAGGAGAAGGGCAAGGCGGTCCAACTCACCAAGACCGCCGTCTCCTC